ACCTGCTAATGTAGCTGGTGTAATTGCTCGAGTAGTATCAGAACCAGTATTGACTTCTGATTGAGTCGCTAGCTCGATGATACCTGCAACTGCATCCGTTGCGCCTTCAACATTTCGTTGAATAACCGAAGCATCGGTTGCAGAGGTGAAGAGTACAATATCACCAACTTCAACAACACCTGATGGCGAGAATGTAACGCCTGAAGCAGTAAGTGTGCCAGCCGTGTCAACGACATACTGGAAACCAGAATCTTTGTTGACTGTACCAGCATTTGAAGGGTTAATTGTACCTTTATATACAACGTCACCACTAACAGTAAGAGCATCCCGTACCCATGCAGAACCATCCCAAATAAATGGAGCCGCAATAGTCGTATCAAAGACTTGAATACCTACGTTGCCACTGCCTAAGCTGCTGCCTAAGGTATTTCTTTCTGTTGTCGTGACATTTTGAATGCGCGCATTGACAAGTTGACCTACTTTGACGAGGTCTATGTCATGATAGTATTCTCTAGATGCCATCTTTTATTTCCTTTGTTAGTAGTGAATTATAGTTAAGGTAGTTCCGGTTAAATCTATATTCGACTCTATATTTATCTCAGTTCGCGTACGTTCTATCAATGGGTATACTCTAACTGAATCACTATCTCTCGTTATAAAATATTCTACAATATTTATAAGATTTTCATTTTCTAGATCAACCGTTGCACTGGTCCCTGATAAAGCTAAAGTAAATTCTTGAAAATCGTCAAGAGTTGTTACAGATAAATTGACACCAGCGGCTGAAGCAGCCGCAACAAATGAAGTAAAAACAAATTTATTTTGAGTCGAGTCAAATGTTAATAATGATCCGTCAAGTGGATTATTAAAAACAACATCATCGAGTCTCTTTAATTTTACTTCACCACTACCAGTAGCGCCAACGAGACCAAATCTATTAAACATCTCAGAAGCTTTCTTATCGAAAGATTTCTGAGCTATGTTTATCTTTTTATTAAACTCCTCTAAAGCAGTTTCTATTTGTTCTTTGTAATCAGGACCTGGATCGCCTTTTGGACCCTGTGGACCTACATCACCTTTTAAACCTTTTGCGCCCTTGGCGCCTTTCGGTCCTTTTGGACCTATTTTTCCTTGAGGACCTCTCTCGCCTTCCGGACCTGCTGGACCCACTTCTCCTTGAGGCCCGATTTCTCCTCTTGGACCTTGAGGACCGGGTTCACCTTGTATACCTTGGTCACCCTGGTAACCACGTTTACCTTGTGATCCTTTTGCACCTCTTTCGCCTTTAAATCCCTGTGGTCCTCTATCTCCTTTTAGACCTCTTACACCTGGTACACCTTGCGGTCCTTGTAAACCTTGCGGACCAATTGGACCTGGTGGACCGCCGGGATCTCCTTTATCACCTTGCGGGCCAGTAGGTCCTTCAGGTCCGATCGGTCCAATATCACCTTTCGGTCCCATCGGTCCCATCGGACCAGTTTTACCAATCGGTCCTTCTTCACCAATAATACCTGGCGGCCCTTCTGGTCCTGCAGGACCAATCGGCCCCATTGGACCTATAGGTCCCGTAAATCCTTCGAGAGTTTGAATATTTTCTAAAAGATCGTCAAACTTCTCATTTTGTTTTTTATCTAATTTCTTATATAAACTGAGAGCGAAGGCATTGTTAATTAAATCATTGAAGTCCATGGTTTAACCCGCTTCATCAATAAATCTCGTCATACTTTCAAGCAGTTCCATTTGTGTTATCTTCAATACATCATCGTAATCATTTTGTTCTTTTTTCGAATCGTCAGGTATTAATTTGTAAGACTGTTGCGGGACAGGAGACTCTTCTGCTGGTGACCTCGCATCTTCTTCTTGAGGACCGTCGAGTTCTTCTTCTGAATAACGTGGATCTTTTGATTCTGCCTGTATTTGTTTATCGATCTCTTTGATTTCTTCTTCTGTCTGTTGTAGAATATATCGTCGTACGTACTCGTGTGAATAATACTTACCTACATATTCTTCCATCTCTCTGAGAAGGCCAGTTCGATCTCGATTCATCTCCATTGCTTTGAGTTCTTCGAAATAGTTATCGACTGCAAAGTCAAAGTTGATCTGATCTTTCCACTCTGCCCAATCTTCTGTAGTACATACGCCTTTTAGAATGAGTTGGCGCTCGAGCATCTTCATGAACAACTCAGAGAATTTATCACGCAGCCGCGTAATAAACTTACTAAACTTTACCTCGTCTCGAGATATTTCAGTAGCCCTTCCAAGAGTATATGTAGTTTCGGGTTGAAGACGGGTGATAGGAACATTGAGAGAACGATATAGATTATTTTGAAAATAAACAACATCTTCGATTTCTCCTAAGTTTTGGCCGCCAGGCAGTGTCGTAATTTCTGTACCTTTACCACCTTCTCGCCGCGGAAGCCAGAAGTCTTCGAGCATTGTCATGAACTTACGATCATCTCTGATTTCACCAGTCGATGAATCATAGACAACCTTATTTTTAAACTTAGTCATGATGTCAGATAGGTATTGCTCTGCTTTTGCTTTTGGCAAACCACCAACATCAACGTAAAAGATTCGGCGCTCAGGCGCGCGTGAGATACGATAGATGACCAACGAATCTTCCATCGAACGTAGCTGATTCAAAGGACGAATCGCTTTGTGCAACCATGAGAGAATAAGTTTGTTATCGAGGCTTTGATATCCTGATGTACAATATACAATAGCATCTCGAGATATCTTCACACCTTCAGCTGATGCTGAACCTGAAGAACCATAGCTATTCATTGTAGATCCAGTCAAAGAACCTGTACGCTTCAAGAAACCAGAAGGCGAATACATGTAATATTCATTAATTACTTTTTCAATTGTAACGCCGGTCTTTTGATCTTTTTCTTTCTTGACTTCTCGTACTTTTTTGATATTACGAGGATCGATATAGCGTACTTCTAGAATACCTTTTGCGGGCTTCTTTTCGTCAACAAGAACATGATAATATAAACGGCCATCTACATACCATCGACGAAAGAGTTCATAGCTCAATCGATTAAATTCTAATAAGCTGAGAACGTTATCGAATTCTTCTTGAATTGTTTTCTTGATTGATTCTGGTTGTTTGATATCGTCTAAAACGATAGAGACAGTATCTTCGTCGCTATCTTCAACGATAGCTTCGTTACAAATTTCTTGAATCGCCATGTCAATAGTGGGATCGAACGAGATAGCTCGATACTTATTGACTAGTTCTGCTTCGGTTCGGACTGAACCATCGAGGTCGACATAGGTGCCATAGACACCACCTGCGGCAACGGTTAACGCGCCGTCTTCATTGGAGGGAGGAACAAAGGAGACAAGCTTCTCAGCTTCTTTCTGCTCCTTTTTCCTGTTTATTTCAAATCCAAAGAGGTCCATTCATTATCTCCGATGAAACAAGGGGGACTATATTATTTATAATCCCCCCTATTATTCAAACTGGACTTTAAGATCCGGGGTTAAAGTAGTCGAATGACCACGTAACTGTATACGTACCGATCGTGTCAGTCGTGTTCCAGTCGAGCTCAATCGTACCGAGATCACTTGGCCAACAGCCTACCAAGGTATATTCTCTTAATTTAGATCCTGTTTTTCCATAAAGTTTAATAGTAGCATCTTCTTTGTAATCTTCTGGAGCGCCGTATGATCGCTCGTTTGAAGGTCCATCATTGATCTTGCGAGCCCACTCTTCGAGTACTGCTCTCTGGCTGAAGTCCTCTTCGATCATGACTGTTGTGGTCCATTCTGCAAATGTTCTATCACCTGCAATCTTGACCTTACGACCGAAATAGGGAACTTCAATGATGCCAGTTGTAAATGAAGGAACTTGTGAAGACATACAGAGTAGATTAAACTCTTCACCCAAAGTCGTAACTTGCACTTCGAACAAGGCGGGACGATACCCGCCTTGACTTAGAGCTGCTGACTTAAAGTTCTGTACGCTAAATGGCATTTTATTCTCCTATTTTATTTTCTATTTATACTATTTATTAGAAATTCCCAACAACTTCGGAGAATTCTACGCCAGATCGTACAGCGACAAAGTTCAATTGGATAAAGTTGATGCTTCGAGCTGGTTTAATGTAGATATCACCTACAAACTCGTTGCGATCGATAACCTCTCCAGTATTATTTGTCTCATCAGATACTACTAAGAAGTCAGTGATACCACGACGACCTTGTACATCTCGTAGATAAGGAGTTACGAGGTTAACAAAGCTTGCTCGTGTAAACTCATCGTTGAATTCGAAGAGAGTAAACTTCGCAGCAGTAGCAATTGCTTTCTCGAGGACAATGAAGAGTCGACGTACGTTGATGCGATCGAACGCTGAAGGCTTAGCAAGCAACGTCTTATCGCCGAACATAATGATACCTTGTCCTGGGAAGTTGACAATTGGGTTAACACCATTACTATATAGTATATCTCTTTCACCTTTCTTGGGGTTCCAAGCGAGCTTGATAACATTCTTAATGTTACCTCTATTGAAGCCGGCTGGTGAATACCAAGGGTCGCGCGTATTATCTGTATTAGCACAAAGACCTGCGATGTCGCCATTTAGCGGGATCCATCGATATACGTCATTGTACTTGTCGTACATGTACTTGTAACCGCTATCCATTACTGCGTACGATGTAGATCGTAATGCAGATCGGAAATCAGTGACGTCTTCAGTAATATCGGTGACATTTGCAACAACATCTTCTTTTTCAGGAGAGCAGAAGACAACACAATCTTTTCGAGTTTCTGCTATATTATCGATCAAGTAATTAGCGAGCTGGAAACCTTCAACGATTCTACCTTGATTCGTAGTAGAACCACCACGAGATTTACCAGTCAATATAAGCGAGACGTCCATATCTTCAGCAGACTTGAACTTGTCGTATGCTCTAAGAATGTCACCCATACTAGCTGATGTTTCAGTACCAATATCACGACCAAATCTCATTGACATTGAAATTGGTGCAGTAGCAGACGATGATGCGATCAACGCAGAAGTCGCTGAAGGAGCAGCTGATGAATCATTTGCCCACCAAATCCACTTCGAAGATTGGTTGATAACATCTTTATAGTAAAGATTTCCGCCATCAGCACTCTTAGCGTCAGTAGCTCGTGACATACCAGACCATACTTCGAGTATATTATTAGGAATACCCGTAATGGCTCCATCTTCATCAACTACTACGACGTGAATCTCGTCGTTTGCTGCTGTGTTGCCTTGAGCGGCGACGAATGAAGACTGGCCAGGAGCTCCGTCTACTACACCCCAATATCCCCAATATCGTTGGAAGTTGCCATCATTGATAGAGACACCTTCTGAAATTGCCAGATTATCTGCTACACCGAGAGTAGTACTAGTTCCTGTGCCAACTGGATTGATAGCAGTAACTTCGAGATATTGCATACCAATTTCAGAGTTACCTACTTTGATCAAATCACCAACATTAAGTTCATCAATAACTGCGCTCACTGCTGTGTTAGTTGATGCAGTTACAGTGACTGTGTTTGAGCCAATGGGCAATGAGAAAGTTGTACCAGACGCTACAGTTACAGTGCTATTAAATGCCGAAGCGCTATCACACACTGATACTTTTAGCGAATTACCGAGCGCGCCAGGATATTTGGCGATAAACAAAACACTATCATCGAAATTAGCGTCGAGGCCGCCCGCATAATGATCTTCATTTTTAACAACGTGCGCAGCCAGTGTAGCAGTAGAAGATAAAGCTACATTATTTGCAACAGCATTAAAAGACCATTGTGGATTATGGAATTCGAAGTCGAAAGAACCGGTAGTGCCGCTATATGTACTGCCAACTAGAGAGATACGAGTCTGACCAGTTCTAGTCAAAGTCATATCACCGTTACCTTCTTGACCTGCTACAAAGTTGATTGCAGAACCACCTTGAGTAGCACTTAATTTGAAACTCAATCTGTCACTTGCTACATCAACGAGAAAATATGGTGTTACATTGTCTACTGCTGTTGGCAAAACATTTGCACTTGACAAAAATACTTGTTCGCCTTCGAATATTGTCAAAGGAGTATTTACAACAATAGTATCAGAAGTAGCATTAATGGTTGCTGCAGTATCACCAGAGTTGAATACTACATCTGAGGTGTCTACGAGAACTGTAGTGTCTGATTCAATTCCGTCAATTATTTGACTAATTGCGTCTAGATTATTAACACCTGAGTTTGTACCATCGACTACTAAATAATCGTATCCATTTTCTGCATATGCATTTACTCTTACATTAGTACCTGTAGAGTGATGCGCACGTGACACATGCAGTCTATTTGAGTATGCTAAGAAACTGGCCGCCGTAAAGAAAGTTTCAGCGTTATCGCTATCTGGCTTTCCGTATACTTCTGCCAACTCAGTTTCAGAAACAACGAGTGAAGGCTTATCTACCGGTCCCCATTTAAATACGCCACCTATAGCAGCGTCGGTCGTGGCAACGGCAGGGATTACAGTGGTCAGATCGATCTCTGTAACATTAACGCCTGGGCTTAATTGAAAAGGCATATTTTTGTTCTCCCTAAATTATTTTTAATTATGTAGACGTACTTTTATTTATAACAAAGAGATTTTCTAAATTACATTAACCACGAATTGTCATCGCCCTCTACAGAGACCGTTTCAGGTTCTTCGAATTGCTTTTGACCGTCATCTATAATGCCAAATGGCACTAATTCACTAAATATTTTTTCTTCATTCATTTCTTTTAAATTAATAACAGTATTTATATCGGTGAGTTCTTTGAAAAATCTTTGGTTGGAGAGCCATCCAAATAATACTAAACACATTACCAAATCGTCATGATTTCCAGGTTCTGCTTCATACGATGTTCCCTTTTGACTAAAAGTAGAGAATTCTCGTATAGTCTCGAAATCATTGATAATCAGTTGATTCTGTTCGACTAATAGTTTAATCATAGAACAACCAATCGATTTAACAGACTTCGTAGTACGTATACCTTTATCTGCTCTGCCATTAAATCCAGCTACGCCAGATAATAGTCGCTTACCTTCTCGTCCGTTGTTTTCTGTTAATAACATATTTTCATATTCATATTCTTCAAATATAATACCAGCAACTTGTTCTCCAATATCATTGACTTCTACTAGTATATTTGCATCATTATAATATTTGGCGGCAGCATGTACAGCAGATGCATAATCTACTGGTGTTATCATATTATTACGATATGCACCAACTTGAACGTATGGCATCTGTGAGATGTCGATGACCTGGAAAGCTGAGTAGTCTAAACCTTTGCCTCTGCTCACATCAACGACTATTACATAATTACCATTTTCTTTTGGTTCTTCATATACTATAATACCACCAACTTCTTTTATTGCATCTCTGTATACGAGTTGTTTAAGTTTCCAACCTGATATTAATGTGCCAGATGAACCGAGGAATTCACACTCCATTTCTTGCGCAAACTTCTCAGTATCAAAGTCCATTGCAGCGAGCGTCTCTTCTCGCCATTTTTCGTCTCTGCCAGGTACATCAGTCCAAAGTACCTGTACAAACTGATACCCGTTCTTGCCTGCTTTCGCTCCTTCGCACGTCTTGTAGAAGTGGTTCAGACCGTGAGGAGTCGACGTCAAAAGAATTTTGGTTGACGTACCAGAAGAAATTGTAGGAAATACCGAAGCGAAG